TTAACGCTTCTTTGCCCGGTACAGCTTCGTTTATTCGTGTAACGGACAGCGGCGCAAACACAGGGGAGGTTCCTTTGTTGATGAACATTGAAACAGCCCCTGCCGCCACGATTGCTCCTACTGCAACCAGCGTGACTACTGTAGCCAAAGCAATCAAAGTGATGATTGGCGGCACCGTGTACTACGTTCCTGCGTACTCGACCTTTGCATAATGCAGATCACCAAGGAATTCTTGGAGACTGAGATTTGTGAACTTGAGACTGAAGCACAGAAGGCGCAAACCTTTTTGACTCAGGCTCAAGCCACAATCCAAGCGTACAAGATGCTCATAAACAGGCTAGACGCACCAGAATTGGAAACGGAGCAATCATCATGATGCAAACAGACGTAAAATCCGCGCACATAGAAGCTACTGGGACAATGGTAGCTTACCGAACTCGTGTTCGCGGGTATCAGTGTTTATCTGGCGGCACTGCTGGTGATATTGAATTTCGTGATGGGGGCTCAGGTGGCCCTATTCTTTTAGAGTTTAATATTCCCGCCAACACAAACAATCCATTTGCAAACATTATTCCTGGTGAAGGAATTTTGTTTAGTACAAGTGTCCACGTAACTTTGCCCACTAACGCAAAAGTCACGGTGTTCTATGGCTAAGAGTCCAGCATGGCAGAGGAAAGAAGGCAAGTCCGAGAAGGGCGGCTTGAACGCCAAAGGCCGAGCCTCCGCCAAAGCGCAAGGTATGAACTTGAAACGTCCCCAGCCGGAAGGCGGCTCTCGCAAAGACTCATTCTGTGCGCGGATGGGTGGCATGAAAAAGAAACTGACCAGCGCCAAGACTGCCAACGATCCGGATTCAAGGATCAATAAAGCATTGAGGGCTTGGAATTGTTAGATCTAAACACCGCTTGGTCTGCCGTCCTATCTTTAGTGATTGGACTGCTAGGCTACATGATGAATGAAAAGTTCAGGGAGCTGGCTCGTGTCACGATCCTGTTGAACAAAACACGTGAGGAGGTTGCCCGTGATAACGTTACTCAAGCAGAAATTGACAAAATTACTAACCATATTGACCAACGCTTTAACAAGCTTGAAGCAAAAATTGACCAGCTTCTTTCAGCGGGGAAATGATGCCGAGCACAAGTAAGAAGCAACACAATTTTATGGCGGCGGTAGCAAACAATCCTGCCTTTGCCAAGAAAGTTGGTGTACCTCAAAGTGTTGGAAAAGATTTTGAAGAAGCGGATAAAGGTAAGAAGTTTGGTTCTGGCGGGCGTACCCGTCCAGATGTTCAAAAGGTGAATAAGCCAAGAACCCAACACGGGAAAATGGCTCTTTTTAAAGAAGGCGGTGATACTATGGCTACAAAAATGAAAAAGATGAATATGGGCGGTTACGCAGACGGCGGCATGCCTATGGTCAACAAGGGCGGCAAAATGGTTCCTAGCTTTGCTGCTGATGGCGTTGGCAAAATGGCCAAAGGTGGTGTGGCCCATAAAGACGTAAAGATGGACAAGTCTATGATGCAGAAAGCCGTGAACAAACACGAAGGCCGTTTGCACAAAGGTGCCACTATGACCAAGCTTGCCAAAGGCGGTATGGCTCCATCTAAAATGGGCGCCGTAAAGACTGGTAAAACTCCCAATGGCGTTGCTGTTAAAGGCAAAACCAAAGGCACAATGATCACCATGAAACGTGGCGGCAAAACCTGCTAAGGAAATACCATGGCACTCCGTGAAAAACTTAATGAAATGATGGACATGATGCCATCTAGAAAAGCCGCACGTGAGGCTAGTGCTGAAATGAAGCGAGAGTCTCGCGGCATCCCAAAGCCTTATAACTTTGACGTAATTGAAGAAGCTAAACAAAATGTTGTTGATGCTAATGCGCGCAAGAAAATTAGCGATATGGGCTATAAAAAAGGCGGCTCAGTAGGCTCTGCATCTAAACGTGCAGATGGTTGCTGCATCAAAGGTAAAACTCGCGGAAAGATGGTGTAATCATGAATAAACGCAAAATGAAACGTTATGCAGAAGGTGACATTGTTGAGGGTGAAAATCCCAATATTGACGATGAAACTCGTGCTCGTGCCCGTAAGTTTGTTGAAGACAATATGGAATCAGAGCCAGTCTCAAGATTTACACCTAAGTCTGCACCCAAAGCTCGAGGTGTTTCCAAAAAAGAATTGGAAGAGTCAGGCTTAAGTTTGCGTGACTACATGAATAAACAGCAAGGCTTAACTCGCCGTGGTGGTTCTGCCGGTGAAGAAAAAACACCTAAGCGCACTTCAGCTAAAGAATCTATTACAGATACAGGTGATGAATCTGCTCGCTTGGAAAGCCGCTATAAGAAGCCGGCACCAAGATATGAAACTCCATATGATCGCATGAACCGCAGTAATCGCGAGTCTGGATCTGATTTTGATTCTATGGTTGGCAAGTTAAAAGATCGTATAACCGGCGCCTCAGATCGCGGCCAAGATCGCATTCTTACCGGCATCAAAAAGAAAGCCGATGAGAACAAGTTCATGGGCAGTACCGGCATGAAGTCTGGCGGTAAGGTTTCTTCTGCTTCCAAACGTGCTGATGGTTGTGCTATTAAAGGCAAGACTCGCGGAAAGATGATGTAATTATGGCAACCGCAAAACCCAATGCTAGTGTAGTTAAGTCTTTAAAAAAAGCTGGGTTTTACGGTGCAAGTAAACCTAAACGCTTGGGAATTATTAACAAAGTTACAACCAAACCTCAGCGGATAGAGATGGTTGATAAATTGTTTCTAGCTAAAAAAGTTAAAGGTGTAAAAAAATGAGAGCAAGCCGTGGAATGGGAGATATCTCTCCCTCTAAAATGCCTAGAGGAGCTAAGAAAGCTCGTCGGGATGACACGGACTTTACTCAATATAAAGAAGGTGGTAAGGTCAACGCCGCCGGCAATTACACAAAACCCAGTCTGCGCAAGCGGATTGTGTCTCAAGTAAAAGCGGCAGCAACGCAGGGCACTGGTGCAGGTCAATGGTCAGCACGTAAAGCTCAGCTTGTTGCTAAGAGGTACAAAGCGGCTGGCGGGGGTTACCGAGATTGAAAGCTCCTCAAAAATCTCTTAAAGATTGGGGCGACCAGAAATGGCGCACCAAGTCTGGTAAGCCGTCAAGTAAGACGGGTGAGAGATATTTGCCTGAGGCAGCCATTAAATCTTTATCTTCCAAAGAATATGCGGCCACAACCAAAGCTAAGCGTGCTGGTAAAGCGGCTGGCAAACAGTTTGTAGCCCAGCCAAAAGCAATTGCAAAGAAAACAGCAGGATATAGATAATGGCCACGACTACCGGAACCACTGCTTTTAATTTGGACATGAACGACCTCATTGAAGAGGCGTTTGAGCGTTGCGGTCAAGAACTTCGTACTGGCTATAACTTTCGTACAGCTCGCCGTTCGTTAAATCTTTTAACGATTGAGTGGGCAAATCGCGGTATAAATTTCTGGACTGTTGAGCAAGGACAGATTCCTTTGGTTACAGGGCAGGCCATATACCCCATGCCCGTTGATACGATCAACTTGCTAGATACTGTTGTTCGTCAAAGCAATGGTACATCTAATCAGATTGACATCAACATTAGCGGTATTTCTGAATCTACTTACATGAGCTTGCCTAACAAGCTGGCTCAGGGTCGCCCAATTCAGATGTGGTTTAACCGCCAATCTGGACAGGAAAACTTGTCCACAGTGACGTTGAGCAGCACTATTACCAGCACGGCCACATCTATTACAGTGTCTTCAGTTGCCAATTTGGCTACGGCTGGATTCATTAAGATTGACAACGAAACAATTAGCTACCCCAACATTGTTGGCAATCAGTTAGTTAATTGCGCTCGTGGACAGAACAACACAACTGCCGCCAGCCATACGTCGGGCGCAGCACTGACAATTCAAAACATACCAGCCATCAATATTTGGCCAACACCAAATGCGCCTGGTGATCAGTACACGCTTGTGTATTACAGAATGCGCCGTATTCAAGATGCCGGCACAGGTACATCTGTCCAAGATATTCCTTTCCGCTTTATTCCGTGCATGGTGGCCGGTCTAGCCGTTCAATTGAGCATGAAGCTACCTGACGTAGACCCGCAAAGAATAATGGCTCTAAAGGCCGATTATGAGCAGCAATGGGACTTGGCGCAGGCAGAAGACCGCGAGACAGCACCATTGAGATTTGTGCCAAGGAATTTATTCTATGCCTAATCGGTTTGCATCCGGTAAGCATGCCATTGCAGAGTGTGATCGCTGCTCTGGGCGATATATGCTGAAAGAGTTGCGCACCCAAACAGTAAAGACTAAGCCATTTAGAATTAAAGTTTGTCATGAATGTTGGGATCCAGATCATCCGCAGTTGCAATTGGGTATGTACCCAGTTAATGATCCGCAGGCTGTTCGAGAGCCTCGTCCTGATGTAAGCTATTTGGTGTCTGGTCAAAATGGTTTGCAGCTTGTAAATAGTAACGGGACAGACGTAGATGAATTTGGTTATCCTGAATCTGGTAGCCGAGTTTTTCAGTGGGGATGGAACCCTGTTGGCGGGGCGAGAAGTTTTGATTCAGTTTTAACACCAAACTACTTGGTTTTATACACACAAGTTGGTACAGTAACGATACAAATAGGAGCTTAAAATGGCATACACACGATCAGCAGACGGAATTGCTAAACAGGGTAAAACTGTTGGCAAAAATTATGGGGACAGTGGCCCTACAGTAGGGATTGAAAACGGCCCTAAAAAGCACACTGTTGGAAAAACAAACGCCGACATGAAAAAAATGGGTCGTGGTTTGGCTAAAATTGCTAATCAAAAGCGAGGCTAATCATGGCTACATACAGCAAAAAAATGATGGGTAAAGAAGTTGGTGATGGCGCTGTTTATGCGCCACCTCACACTATGACTGGTAAAGCAACAACTGTTTCTACCAATCCTGGCTCTGGCCAAAATCGCAGTAGCGCAAACACAGTTGATATGGCTGTTGGTAATATCTACCGCAACCCTGAAGGTAAGCCTACAAAGACATCCGGTATCAAGATGCGCGGCACAGGCTGTGCTACTAAAGGCACAATGTCTAGGGGCCCGATGGCATGAATTACACTGAACTCAGCAACGCTATTCAAGCGTATACGGAAAATACTGAAGCGAGTTTTATCGCTGAGATACCCGTGTTCGTTCAGCAAGCTGAGCAGCGTATCTATAACACGGTACAGTTCCCGTCACTTCGCAAGAACGTAACGGGCGCAACTACGGCTAATAATAAATATTTAGCCTGTCCGTCTGACTTTTTAGCCTCATATTCCATGGCGGTTGTAGACGGCACGTTGGCTACAGGTACGTATGAATACTTACTTAACAAAGATGTTAACTATATTCGTCAAGCGTATCCTCAAGCAAACGATACTGGAATACCTAAGTACTATGCTTTGTTTGGCGCGCAGACTAATGATGATAATGAGCTGTCATTTATCCTTGGTCCAACGCCAGATGCGGTTTATCCTGTAGAACTTCATTATTACTACTATCCGTCTTCTATTGTTCAGGGCATAGTTACTTCTGTTGGCGCTATTACAGGTGGAAGTGGCTATACCACTGGTACGTACTTCAATGTGCCTTTGACCGGTGGTTCTGGTAGTGGTGCGTTGGCAACAATCACTGTAGCTGGCGGCGCGGTTACAGCAGTCACCATTACAAATGGCGGTATTTTTTACGTTGTTGGTAACACTCTATCTGCCGCAGCGGCAAATATTGGCGGTACAGGTACAAGTTTTTCTGTTCCTGTTTCAGCGGTGTCTAACGCTAACGGTACCTCATGGCTTGGTGATAATTTTGATTCGGTACTTTTGTATGGTTCTTTGGTTGAGGCTTACACCTACATGAAAGGTGAAGCTGACATCATGGCGTTCTACAATACTAAATACCAAGAAGCGCTTGGTTTGGCTAAACGTCTGGGTGATGGTATGGAGCGTCAAGACGCTTATCGTTCTGGTCAATACAGACAAAAGGTAACTTGATATGGCAGTGCAACAAACCGCAACCACAAGCTTTAAAGTTGAACTGCTCCAGGCAATTCATAACTTTGGCCCAACGTCACCAAACACATTTAAGATTGCACTTTACACCGCAGCGGCAAATATTGGACCAACTACTACTGCCTATACTTCTGTTGGTGAGGTATCAAGCAGTGGAACAGGATATACGGCTGGTGGTAATACATTAGTTATTTCTACGTCTCCAACGTCTGGTAATAATTCCAGCAATGTTCCTACGGCGTTTGTATCATTTAACAATAGTTCTTGGCCAAATGCTACATTTACTTGTCGTGGCGCTTTGATTTATAACGACACCGCTTCTGGCAATCCATCTGTTGCCGTGCTTGATTTTGGTTCGGACAAAACGGTCAGCAATGACACATTCACAATCATTTTCCCAACGCCCGACGCAAACAATGCTGTTGTGCGAATCTCTTAAGGACGTATCATGAGTACAGAAAAAAGCAAAGCCCAAGACGTTGTGTCCGCTGGGTTACTGACATTCCCCAAAAGCGGTGATTCAGCTTCTGCGGGCGGTGTTTACACCGTTACTTGCGTAGGCCCAGATGGGGTTGAAAAGTGGGCTGATACGTTCCACAACTTGGTTGTGAACGAAGGCTTGCAAGATATGAACAGCAAGTACTTTAAAGGTTCTGGTTACACAGCGGTCTGGTACTTAGGTTTAGTAACTGGCCCCGGCTCCGGTACAACTTTTGCTGCTGCTGACACCTTAGCATCTCACGCTGGCTGGACAGAGAACACTGACTACACAGGTAGCCGTAAGACTGTGACTTTTGGTACAGCCACTACCGCAGACCCTTCAGTAATTAGCAACTCAGCTTCGCCTTCTGCTTTCAGCATTACAGGTACGGCTACGATTGCTGGTGCATTCTTGGCTTCTACTACCGACAACTCAGGTGTTTTGTTCTCTGCCGGTGACTTCACGGGCGGTGATAAGTCTGTAGCCAGCGGTGACACACTGAACGTAACGTATCAGTTCTCCCTCGACGCTGCCTGATAGGTAGAGCGGTGTTCGGAGATGTAACATTTGCGCAGTCTCCTTTCGCCTCGTTAGGCGGGGCTACGTTTGGTGTTGACATTTCTGAATCCGCAGTAGCAAATAACATTCAGTCTGTCTTAACTACATTCGCAAGTACTGAAGCTGAGCTTGCTGCGGCATTAGCTACGCAGTCCGTGATTGCCAATATGTTTGCATCTCAGAGTGAGATAGCTACGGGCACTGATGCGGTCAACACCCTCAACAATATCTTTAACGTAGCCCGTGCGGAATCCGCTACGGCTTCAGATACAAACAGTGCTGTAGCTACACTTATTGGCGCTATTGCCGAGGCTGCTACTGGCGCTGACTCGTTTATTTCTCGTGCAGACTTTGCCGCAGCCATTGAAGAGATGGGGTTGGTGTTTGACCAATTCACGACGGCAAGGTTTGTTAATGCAGCACTTGCAGAGGGCGCTACAGCTACAGATGAGTATTTGGTTAGAACTATCTTTGGCGCTACTGTTGCCGAAAGTGTGGTTGGGTCTGACGCTTTAATACCTGTTAGAGAAATCAATGCGCGGGTTACAGGCATTCAGCTTTACGTCAACATTGGTAATGCGCTTATTTGGGCGGTAATTGATGACACGCAGAGCGCAAACTGGCAAAATATCAACAATGTTCAAGGCAGTGGCTGGACAGTCATAGATGATGAACAAACCCCCGGTTGGACGAACATCCCATCGTAAGGATAAAAAATGGCGTTAGTATTAAAAGATCGGGTCAAAGAAACGTCCACAACGGCAGGGACAGGCACACTGACGCTTGCTGGTGCGGTTACAGGCTTCCAATCTTTTGCCGCCGTAGGTAACGGCAATAGTACTTATTACGCCATCGTAGATAACGCTACGGGCGCATGGGAAGTGGGCATTGGTACTTACACCTCTTCCGGCACGACGCTTTCTCGTACGACTGTTTTGTCCTCAAGTAATGCTGGGTCGCTTGTAAGTTTTGCGGCCAATCCCAAAGACGTGTTTGTAACATACCCATCTGAACGGGCGGTTTGGCTTGACAGCGCAGGCAACGTTTTGGTGCAGTACGAATTCAACACAATCAACGCTACCACGGCCAATATTACAACTGCAAATCTTACATCCGGTACGATTTCCACTGCCCCAACTAACAACACAGACATTGTTAACAAGCAGTACGCCGACGCTATTGCATCCGGTATTCACTTCCATGAAGCTGTTGCTTTGGCGACTACTACAGCACTACCAGCTAATACGTACAACAACGGGACATCCGGGGTAGGGGCAACGCTTACAGCAAACGCTAACGGCGCTTTATCCATAGACTCAACACTTACTGTTACTGCAGAGCGGGTACTAATAAAAAATGAAGTAGCTGGCGCAAATAACGGCGTGTACGTTGTTACACAAGTTGGCTCCGCTGGAACGCCATATATCCTGACTCGTGCCACAGATTTTGATTCTGTGGGAACAGGAGTTGACCAGATTGACGAGGGCGACTTCTTCTTGGTGACTAGCGGCGTAGCCAATCTTAATACCGCTTGGGTTCAGCAGACCGCTCCCCCTATAACAATTGGCACAACACCGATTGTTTTCCAGCAGTTCTCTGCCCCGATCACCTACACGGCTGGCACAGGTCTGAGCGAGTCTCCAACGTACACATTTAATATTGCCAACATTGGTACTGCGGGTACATACGGCTCTGCCTCGGCTGTCCCCGTGTTTGTTACTAATGCACAAGGTCAAGTTACTTCTGTAACCAATACCAACATTGCAATCAACGGCTCTGCTGTAACGGGCAACATCTCTGGATCGGCTGGGTCTGTGGCGAATGCGCTGACGTTAGGTACATACCTGACAGGCACAAGTTTTAACGGCTCTGCTGCTGTAACAGCAACCGTTGACGCGACTTCGGCTAACACTGCTTCCAAGGTGGTAGCGCGTGATTCATCTGGAGATTTTGCGGCTGGAACAATCACAGCGGCTTTAGCAGGTAACGCAACCACTGCAACAACTGCTACAAATGTAGCGGGCGGCGCGGCTAATCGCCTTGTGTACAACACATCCGCTGGCACAACAAACTTTGCTGTGGCTCCCACAACATCCAGCACGTACTTGTACTGGAACGGCTCTGCCTTTGCTTGGGGTACTGTGGCGCAATCTACGCCAATTCTAGAAAATGACCAGACAATCTCATCTAATTACACGCTGACAACTGCTAAAAATGGGTTCAGTGTTGGGCCTGTCACAATCAATTCAGGCGTAACTGTTACGGTTGGCAGCGGTCAGCGTTGGCTGGTTGTTTAAGGAATAAATATGGCTGTCGTAGATTACACAAGCAACCTTGGACTGGCGTTACCCACAACGGGTGATTTGGCCGGTCTATGGGGCTATACAGTTAATGACTCAATCACATCTTTGCTGGACTCGGCAGTAGCGGGTACGACCACACTAAGCACTGACGCAGATGTAACACTGACTACGACAGACGGCGCGGCTAACCAAGCGCGGGCGGCAGTCATCAATTGGACAGCCTCTGGCACAGTAACTAGAAACATTGACGCCCCCAAGCACAGTAAAGTGTATGTGGTGTTCAACAACACAGGCGGTACACAGTCTATTGTGATTCGTGGTGGCCCAGCAACCCCGACAGCGGGCGTGACCATTCTGGCGGGCGACCAAGCGATTGTTGCTTGGAATGGCTCTGACTTTGAGAAGGTTGGCGGTGGACAGGCTGGCGGCTCCAACACCCAAGTACAGTTTAATAGTGGTGGTAACTTTGGCGGTTCTGCTGGTCTGGTTTGGAATGGCACTACGTTAACAGCAACCAACCTGTCTGCCGGGTCTTTGTCGTTAACTACAACACCTTTGGCTATTGCCTCTGGCGGTACAAACTCCACGGCCACCCCTACCCTTGGCGGTGTTGGCTACGGAACTGGTACAGCCCACGCATATACAGCGGCAGGTACTGCTGGTAAAGTGCTAACTTCTAATGGCGCAGCGGCTCCTACATGGGAGAACCCCTCAACACCATCCAAAGCCAGCGGTGCGCTTGTGGTTAACACAACGACAGTCAGTGAGAGCTATGTCTTACCGGCTGGCTCAAACGCATTCTCCGTAGGGCCGATCACGATTGCGGATACCTACACCGTTACAGTATCATCCGGACAAAGGTGGGTAGTTATATGAGTATCATTGCAGCAGGAACAACGTCAACGACCGCGCTTACTAGCACGGGAAATACCGACGGCACGTTACAGTTTCAAGTTAATGGCACAACCCCGTCCGTCACTTTAAATACCCTTGGTGCTATTGGTGTAGGCTCATCGCCTTCTTTTGGCACGTCAGGGCAAGTTTTGGTGTCAGGCGGTTCTACTGTGGCTCCAGCTTGGGCAACCCCTTCGGCAGTTAATTTGGCTTCTGGCGTGACAGGCACTTTGCCTATTGCCAATGGAGGCACGAACTCTACGGCGACACCAACTGCGGGAACTGTTCCGTACGGCACAGGGACTGCGCTTGCGTATACAGCGGCGGGTTCTTCTGGTCAAGTACTGACTTCGGCTGGTGCTTCTGCGCCTACTTGGTCTACGCCAAGCTCTGGCGCAATGACGTTAATTTCTACAACCACTGCAAGCAGTAGCTCTACTGTGGACATTACCAGTGGATTTACATCTACATACGACATGTACATGGTGGTCATTACAAACATGACTGTTAGTGCAACATCCTCAGCGGCGTTTTGGGCGCAGATGTACATTGGGGGATCACTGCAAACGAGTTTATATTCGTACAATTATGGTTTTATGGACACTGGCGGGTTTGTAACTAGCGGTTTTACAACTTCAAGTCCCGGTGATTCACGCATGTACCTTGCGGCGTCTGGAATCATTGCCCAAGTTGGTGCTCCTAGAACTATTAACGCTGTTTTCTACATACCAAATCCGTCTAGCACCTCAGTAAACAAATATATGTATGGCTCAGGCACCACGGCTTCTGCAACTGGCGGCTTTAGGTCGTATAACTTTTTTACCACCGCTGGATATATTGGCACAGGCGCAATGACTGGGGTTAGTTTTTATATTCAATCTGGAACTATTGTCACAGGTAAATTCCGTTTGTACGGTATTTCAAATTAAGGATTCATCATGGCAAGACACCGTATGACCTCTAACGGCCCAGTGCCGTTTACTGCTGAAGAAGAAGCCGCATGGGATGTACAAGAAGCACAAGCCGCGCAAGAGTATCAAGCGTCGCTACGAGTTGCATATCGAGACAAACGTAAAGCAGAGTACCCAGCCATCGGCGATCAGCTTGATGCACTGTTTAAAGCAGGGGTATTCCCGGCTGACATGGCTGCGACCATCCAAGCAGTAAAAGACAAATATCCAAAGGGGTAAATCATGGCAGTAGTCATTACAGGTAACAACACACCCACGGCTGGCGGCATAACGTACGGCGACGGGACAACGTATGCAAACACAGCGGCTGGGACTTCTGGTCAGGCTTTGGTTTCTGCGGGATCAAGTGCCCCTGCGTTTGGCACATTAGGCGCAGCAGGTGGTGGCACGGGTTTAACTGCCCCCGGAACTGCTGGCAACGTACTTACATCCACCGGATCAGCATGGGCAAGCACAGCACCTACTGCCGCTGGTATTAACCTCCAAACCTTCACATCCTCTGGCACATGGACTAAACCATCTTTAGCTGCTGGCTCTCGCGTGCTAATCCAAGCATGGGGCGGTGGTGGTTCTGGTGGCCAATCAGCTTTTTCTGGTGGTGGTGGTGGTGGTGCATACAGCGAATTATGGCTACTGCTATCAGAAATGGCATCAACTGAAACAGTAACTATTGGATCTGGTGGAGCGGCCAAAACAACAACTGGTGTAGGGAATGTTGGAGGGAATACAACAGTTGGTTCGCTTATAACCGCATATGGTGGAGGTGGTGGACAGGGTTCTGGTCAACCTTATGGCGTTGGCGGAGGCGGTGCTGGCCCATTTGCTGCAGGCACAAATGGGGCACAAAGTGGAGGATTTAACGGACGATTGGGTGGTGGTGGATACACTTCAAACGCTATAGGTATGGCCACTGCTTATTATGTAGGCACTAGTTTTAGTAGCAACATTAAATACCAATTAGATGCAACCACTAATTGGGGTGGTGGCGGCGGTGGTGGTGGCTATGATGACGGCTGTACCAGTCGTTACTTTACGGCTGGATGGGCAGTTTATGGCGGTGCTGGCGGAGGTCGTACAGGTAGTAGTGGCGGCACAAGTTTAAGAGGCGGCAGTGGGGGTGCGGGCGGCAACAGTAGCGCTGGGACTGCTGGATCAACTCCTAGCGGCGGCGGTGGCGGATCTGAAACTGGGTACAACTCAGGTGCTGGCGGCAATGGCAGAGTCATTATCACAGTATTCCCAGCATAAGGAGAAATCATGGCACATAAATGTTTATTGGACAGCGCAACCAAAGTTGTTGTAAATGTTATTGAACTTGAGGATGGCGCAGTTTGGAGTCCTCCTGATGGTATGGAGTTAGCCCCTCAACATGACGGCAATATTGGCGACACTTGGGATGGAAATCAGTTTGTTAAACCGCCAGAGCCAGTAGATGAAACTATACAACCATTGTCTACAGGCACACAAGTTCTATGACTGTAGAACAAATTAACTTTGCGCACAGCTTCACTTTTGATGGGGCCATGCTTAAGGTTTTCCACGCCAACAAAGGCCAAGGATTGCCAAGGCACGATCATGACTACGCTCATGCAATGGTGTGCCATGCTGGTCGATGCGCTGTGCGCAAAGAGAATGTTTATGTTGAAATGACAAAAGAATCTCAGCCTGTAACATTGGTAGCCAATGAGTGGCACGAGATCGAGGCGCTAGAAGATGGAACTGTTTTCTGCAATGTGTTTGCAGAAGGTAAAGATTAAGGAACTAATATGCCAAGCACAATCAATGCCGACAACGGCGTAGTATCCGGCTCCTCTGGGGTCAAAACGACTGCCGACACCAGCGGTGTTTTGGCATTGCAATCCAACGGCTCAACTGCGCTATCTATTAGTACTAGCTTGGTCACCACGCTGACTAATCCTCTGCCTATTGGTTCTGGCGGAACAAATTCAACTGCAACACCCACGGCTGGCGGTATTAACTACGGCACAGGCACAGCGCAAGCATACAC